TGGTTATGAAGGCTAAGAAGCAGATTCATATTATGGAGAGACTAAATGGTAAGAAGGTTCTTATTAAGGGTAACCATGATATCGGAGAGCTTAAAGTCTATCTACCATACTTCTATGACATTAGAGCATTTCATGTTCTTGATAACTTTTGTATTACACACATTCCTATTCATCCAGATTGTCTAGGAAGATTCAAAGGTAACATTCATGGACATATTCATCAGAGAACAGTTATGAAGGAGCATGATGGCTTTAGAGTACCAGACCCTCGTTACTTCTGTATCTCAGCTGAGCAGATTGATTATACACCTATTGAGTGGAATGATCTGAGGAAGAAGTTCTATAGTCAGCTAGGTCTTGAGATACAAAACTCTTGACCTAGCTTTCTCTTAATATAGAATAAAGACATGAAACAAGCACCTAATCTTAGAGCCAATGAAAATGGATGTATCTTTGAAAAGGATATTCTAAAGGCTTTACCTGAAGAGTTAATCCCTTTGTGGGAGAATTATATGAGAGGTAAGACAGTTCAGGATGCAGGTTTTGATGAATGGGAGATCTATGCATATGACTATACAACTTTTCAGGACCATATATTAAACCTTATATGGAAAGAAGAAAGGGCTGGGTCATTAAATGAATTAACAAAACAGGCTCAAGAGCTTGATATGGGATACTAATATGAAAGCAGTAAGAGTTGAGTATGATTCAGATGGTGGTATAGGTAATGATGCGATACATATTGTTGGTGCAGGTATGGTTCAAAAGTCTATGACTAATCCTAGATTTATTATTATAAGAGCAGTTGATGAAAATAATCATATAGTAGGAGAACCTATTAAAATTGATATGGACATCGATGTAGATTCAGTATTAGAAGCAGAATATCCTTATGAAGATTATGACAAATCATGAAAAAATAATTGAGCTGAATAAAATTTGGTATAGTCTTATTGGTGGAGATCATCATAAGGACAGAGATTGTCATTTTAGGATCAGTACTCATTATATGTATGGAGACCTTGTTGAGTTTGAAGTAGAACATATAGGTTATATTATGGGTGATAGAGAAGCAGAGTTTAAGACTCAGTTAGAGGCTGAAGAGTATCTTATTAATGATGTCTTTAAGAAAGGAATCCTGGAAGAGATTGATCTTTATATAGAGCATTATGGTGATCTAGAATGGGATCAACATGGACAATATAATCTTGAGCAGTTAGAAGATCTTAAGAAGAAGGTTATTGAAATTGCTCTTTGATAAATAATAATATGACACCTTTTGAACTCATTGGCCATATTACAATGGGTTTATTTGCTGTAGGAATGATATTATTCTTCTTAATGATCTTTAAGGGAGTAAAGAAAGTAAAGAAGAGAGGTAGAAAAGCAGGAAGAAGACTTAGAAGGTTTAATATCTGGATGAGAGAGTTTGAGAAGTTTAAGAAGAGTTGGTTCTATGAGATTTAATTAAATAAATAATAATATGAAATTTGATAAACTCACAGAAGCCTATTTAAAGATAGTTAATGAAGCAATGGATTTAAAATTACCTAAAATCACACCTGAAAATATCAAATATTTATATATTAATCTTCAAGATGGTAAATCTCAGTATATAACCCAGCAAGATGGTGATCATATGAAGGAAGGTATTAAGAGTGTTGATAGTAGATATATTCAGGGTATGCAAGGAGCGAAGATCTGGATGACTAAAGACTGGGTTATTGTCGATCTTACTAATTAAATCTCTTTCAAAGTAACCTTACCTTCCTTGTCAATTATTAGATAGTGACAAGGTTCATCACAGAAAGAGCCTGAGTTGTGATACTCTTTTCCTGATTCTGGACATACAAAGCTTTCGGCAAAATGGATATGACCTCCAAAAATGGCATCATAGTTTTTGTCTTTGATATAGTTTAGAGCTTTGTCTCTTATATTGGTTTTAATCTTTAAGAACCTTTTAGATGTTCTCTTTAACCATCTACTAAATGTTTTGGTTCTATCTATGCTCTGGAAAAAATAATAAATCCTTTCAGCTATATCTGTTATCCAAGGGTGCTTAAAGATAAATGGATCAAACTGATGAAAATGAATAAACAACATCTTCTTTCCATTTACTTCGAGTTCCAACTTCTCAACAAACTCTAGTCCTAGAATCTTGATAATGTTCTTTGACTTTAGATCATGGTTACCAAGAATAAAAGTTACTTTCTTTTTCTTTGATATCTTTCTTAATAGACTCAGAATATTCCAATGTCTCTTTTTGTATCTTTCTATGTACTTAGAATCGAATACATCTCCATTAAGGATTAAATGATTGTACTTTTCGTTCTTTAGAACCTTAGCCAATGATTTAACTTTAGAAACAGGGCTTCCTAGATGAATGTCTGAAATGACAAGAATATTATTGGACATCAATACTATTTATTTGACTTTCCAGCCTTTTGCTCTATAATTTTAAATATGTTCAATCTATTCGGACCTGATAAAAGCACACAAGAGATTATTGATGATACTCTAGGTACTAATCCTTTTGGTTGGCAATATGTACCTAAGGAATCAGTTGAGCATCTTAAAGGAGAGGCTGAGAAGTTCTATAAAGAAATTCAAAGTCTCAAAGCACTTCAAAAAGGCTATATTCACGAGAGAGATGCAGCAAGAGAGATTAATGCTAAACTCTTGAAAGAAAAGGAAGAGCTCAAAGCTCAACTTAAGTCTATTGAGGAAGATGGAACAGAGGAGCACAATGCAGCTATTAAGCTCAGACAGGAGAATGCTCATTTAAAAGATATAATCGACAAGTATAGAAATGCTTTTAAATTAGAGTCCTTTAAAGACACATGGAAGACTCAATATGACCAAGAAGTAGCTAAGAATACTAAGCTTGAAGATAAGGTTAAAGAGCTCGAGAATGAAATTAAAAACTGGAGAACAGGTGTTATGCACTGGAAGGATCTATATGATGAAAAGGCAGATTATGTAGATGAGCTAGTGAAGGAGGTTAATGGTCTTAGACATCTTAAGAAAGAAAATGTTGAGTTAATGGAGAGAGTTAGTGAGATTGATAGTGATCAAAATGAAGCATATAGAGCTGAGATCTTTACTCTTAAGAATGATATTGCTGTATTGAAGGCAAAATATCAAATCCTTGATCATAATTACCAAGGTTGTACGAAGTATAGAGATGAATATAAGCATCAGCTCAATGCAGCTAATAAAGAGAATGAAAAGCTTAAGGAGCATACAAAGAATCTTAGAGAACAACAGACTTTTCTTTATCAGGAGAATGAAAAGCTAAAGAAAGATATTATTGATTATGTTTATGAAAAGGATGAACAAAAACATCCTATGTATCCTATTCATTGGGGTGGATATGAGCCTGAAAAGTGGAGTACAACAAAGGTTGCTGTTGATGATGCTGTTCAAGCAAAGTTGAGGGAGGTATATGGTATTGAAGAAAAGAAGACTTTTAAGCCTTGGGTAGAAGAGCCTATTGATTGGAAAGGCTCATCAAAGTCAATTCCTAATAAATTTCAAGAACAAGAAAAATGGATTTGCCCTTGTAATGTGTGTAAAATAGAGCGAGGAGAAAAGTAACATGCCTAAAGCAATTTTAGAGTTTGATTTAAACGAGGATCAGTACGAATTTGAACAAGCAGTTAATGCTAGTAAGTATCGTTCTGTTCTTTGGGATCTAGATCAGTTTTTAAGAAATAAAACTAAATATGCTTCCGATGATGCAACAGAGGAGCAAATTGCTGCCTATTATGAGCTTCGAGATGAACTTCACAAGCTGATGGAAGAACATAATATAACACTCGACTAATGAAACCTACTGTTGTTTGGATTACAGGTTTATCAGGTGCTGGTAAGACTACCACTGCTAATGCTTTAAATGAAAAGCTTAAAGCTGAGGGCCGTAGATCTGTAGTAGCTGATGCTGATACTTTAAGATACAATTCAAAAACTCCTATTGGATTTGATATTGAAGGTAGATGGAAAGCTGTTAATACAATGATTTATGTTGTAAGAAATATGATTGAATTTCAAAGAGCTGAGGTTGTTATTGTAGCAAGTATTTCTCCTCTTAAACAAATGAGAGCTTTGGCACGAGATATTTTAACGAAATATTGTAATGCTAGGTTTATTGAAGTCTATATGGATACACCTCTTGAGATATGCGAAGAGAGAGATCCTAAAGGATTATATAAAAAATTTAGAGCAGGTCTTATTAAGGATATGTCTGGAATTGACTCTCCTTATGAAGTACCAGAATGGCCTGATATAAGAATACATCCAAGGTCTACAGCTTATGGTAAAATGACAGTTGAACGAGCTGTAGATATCATCTATAATCAAATACACAATACAACAATACTATGACAAAAAAGACACTACTACCTACTAACGACCTCTATCTTCAATTTACAGATGAGGAGATTCAAGAACTTGGCTGGGAGGCTGGACAGAAGCTTGAAGTTAAACAACACGATGACGGCTCTATAGAACTTCGTCCTTATGTAAAGCTTGAACTAGATATGGAAGAGTGGCCAAGAGAGATTCTTGAGTTGATTGTTAAAGAATCAGTTGAGCAAGATATTTCTGCTAACGACGTTATTACTAATATGATTAAGGAGGGACTTAAATTAGTTGGGCAAAAAACAGATGAAAATTGTTTGGCGAATAATATAGAATATCCTTATGACGATGATACATTGAAGAGTGTTTGTGGTTGTTCTAATAATAATGCAGTTCTTGCTACAGCTTATAATTCAGAATATACTACATCATCCTCAGACATGCTTCCCACAACATCCAATATTAAAGAGCACAATATTTCAAATGAAATTGAATATGTCGATCCTAACTTTACTAATAACGATATTAGTATTGCAAAAGATTTAAACTAGATTATTAGGCATTGTACGCTAATTAATATTATGAAAAAGATACTATTGATAGCCGCATTGCTTATTACAGGATGTACCTATTATACTGAAAAACAATCAGAAGCTCTTAGTCAAAATGTTTATGCTGCTAATGATTCACTTAATAAAGCAAGAGTTGATTTAGCTTATTATTATTCTAATGAAACTACAAGACTTGTCAAACCACCAAAAAAACCAATAGACATTCAACCAATATATCAAGCAGGTGAAGTTATAAAAGATGTGAAATCTGGTGAAAAGACAAGAGTCGTTATTGTTCCGAGTCAGTATAAAGGTGACAAAGTTGTAGTTGTTGATTCAACAGAATATCAGGATTTATTAAAGGTTAAAGCCATTGCAGAACAGTTAAAGAAAGATAATGCAAATCTTGCAAATGCAAAACAGAATACAGATAAGGAATTAATAAAACAAACAGAATATACTAATAAGATGGTAAAAGATTTAAATCATCTACAAGCTGAAATCTATAAAAAGGATCTCGCTATTTTGTGGAGAAATATTATTATTATCAGTTTGACGGCTTTAATTGCAGTTTATATCTATTTGAGAATGAACCGTTTCGTAATATTTTAGTTGAAAATATATAATTTATCCATAAATATTAATATGGATAAATTCATTAAAACAATTTCATCTGTAGTTAATTCAGTTGTAGACTGGATTACTCGCAACCCTAAAACATCTCTAGCCATCTTTATTTTTATAATTGGCTTTATAATCGGTTCTCTTTTTTAAGAGCCAATAATATGTGCAAATATCATATCCCATACTATCACTATGCCTTGTTGTATATCTATAGTCTTTGTTTAGGATTTGGATTGGCTCGTTCTTTATTTTATCATCTAGGGTAAATACCTATAGATGTGGCAGAATATTGTTAATATAGGTCAAACGGTTAGTGCTTTTCTTACGAACGGAAAAGCACCACCTAATACTCCACCAGAGTTGGAGAAACAGATGGAAGATACTAATCATTTATCTTCTAAAAAATTCTTTGTAATTTTTTCAGCTATTATAATGATTGTAGTTATGTTTTTAATGGCAGTAGGATTTCTTTTCCTTATACCAACAGATCACGATATTGTCGTGACGGCATATTCCACTATTTTTACAAAAATAATAGAAATATTTGGTCTCGTAATATCTGTGTATATAGGAGCACAAGGCCTTGTTGATTTAAGATATAATAGTGCATCTAGTGCAAGTATAGAAGGTGATGCTCAAAGCGAAAAAGTTGTTGAAGATAAAAATGTAAATGTTAATGAAACAATATTAACAAATAACGCAAAGGAAGATGATTATAATATTTCGGAGGTAGAGGTATGAAAAACCCGTCACCAAAAGCCCTGGCTCTTATTTTAGAATATGAAGTAGGTGGAGGAAAAGATTATTATGAAAAACATTTAACTAAACCAGAATGGCCTGGTGGTGCGTCTGGGTTTACTTTAGGTATTGGAGTTGATTGTGGTTATTATACACCAACTGAATTAGAAAAAATGTTTTATTTTTTGCCAAAAGATCAATTAGAAATTGTTAAAGGTGCTTCTGGTAAGACGGGTCAAGCTGGTAAAGCTTACACTCAACAACACAAAAATAGTGGTATAGTTGTTACTTGGGATCAAGCCATTGAAATGTTTAATAATTTAATTTGGTCAAAGTTTGCTAGACTCGCAGAAAGAGCATTTCCTAAATTAGATGAACTTTGCGACGATGCTTATGGAGCCATAGTATCACTTGTATTCAATAGAGGATCTTCTTTATCCGGAGACAGTCGTTTAGAAATGCGCAATATCCGTGATCTTATTCCAAAAAAAGATTATAAAGGTATTGCCAAAGAATTACGTAAAATGAAACGTATATGGCAAGGTAAAGGCTTAGACGGTTTATTAGAAAGAAGAGAAGCTGAAGCCAAATTAGTAGAAACCTGTATATGAATTTATCTCAAGTATATACATCTCACGTAAAACACAATCCTATTAATAATTTTTCTTCTCTTTTGGAGGTATGCCACAAATAGAAAAAGATCCAACAATTATTAAATTAGAAAAGGATGTTATGCTTCAAATGCAGCGTTTAATGCCTAAAGAAGAGATAATTCAACAACCTAAAACATCTGTTAAAACATTATCACCCGAGGAAGCTTTAAAAGAGTTGATTAACCTATCAAAATCTTAGAAAATGTTTAAGTGAATTATTTTGATATAAATGAAAAATTGAAAGAAGAATTGGTTTTAAACCATCAAGCCTTTTTTGCCAAAACAATTTTTTTATCAGCTGGAAATCTTTTACTACCAGAACCTTTTTACGAAACTACTGTATTGTGGGAAAAAAACACGGATACGGAAACCTTGCAAAAGGCTTATAAAATAATAGTAAAACAACAAAAAAAATTGGATGAACAGATGACAGATCCTCTTTTTGAATATAGTTTGGGCCGACCTTCAATGGTTTGGGCGACATTTACACAACCTTTAAGTGATACAAAATACACTATTGATTAAGCCCTTTTCGATATAAGTAAATATAATTCTTGTATGAGTTACGTGCCAGACCCTACTAGTGACAAGTTTATAGAAAAATTAAACTTTTTTGAACAAAGACACAGACCGTTTATTAATTTGATTATTAAACCTCTGTTGACTGTAACTGTATTTTTAGCAATAGGTTATTATACTATGTGGATGTCTACTACATACGTTAAGCAAGATAAATTTGTTGATTATATGAAACAACAAGTTGAATTAGACAAAAAACAAGATGAAATCCTCAAAACTCGCTTTGAAGTTACTCAAAGCAAATTAGAAATTATAATAAACAATCAAACAGCATTTACAGAACAATTAAGAGCTTATAATCAATTACTTGGAGGTTTCCAAAAACAATTGGATAATTTAGATGGTAGAGTGACCTATTTAGAAAGAAGACCTCCAGTGCCGACAAACTAATATTATATGAAATTTGATAAAACTGTTTTTAATATATTAAACGAAATCCATTGTTGGAAAGGATATAAAAAGGTCGGCTTAAAAAAGAAAAACGGCAAAATGGTTAATAATTGCCAAAAAATAAAGAATAAAGATAAATAATTTTATGCCATATAAAATTAAAAAAATAAATGGTGGATATAAAGTTTGCAAAGTAACTGGCAAATGTTTTAGCAAAAAACCACTTTCAAAAGAAAAAGCAAAAGCACAAAGAGCTGCTATTGCTATTCATACACACGAATCTACAAGACCTTCTTTAATAAGTCTTATAGAAGATGTATTGAAATCCTGATAATACCCCTTAAGTATTATCGTGAAAAACAAAAGATTTTGTTATCGTCAAGGAGTTATAATGACCGACGCTCATCCTGTTCTTTTAAAAGGTCAAGTAGTAGAAATTATAGACGAAAGCGAATCTCAATATAAGGTGAGAGTTAATATAAATAGTCCAGTTTTCATTTTAAATAAAAAAGACGTTTTAGTAAATTAAAGTTGATTTTTCCTAATAATATATCATATATTAATTGTATGATTCATATAGCACTAGCAAATATTGAAAGCCAAGTTATTAAAGGCATGGTTCTAGAAGCTCCAGCCAATTCCATTGCTTATGATGAGCAAGACCGACCAGTTTTAATTGAACAAGGCGCTGTATTCAAAGTTGCGCATAACAATCGCATTGGAATCAATAGATATCGCATTAATTTGCTTGATATTAAGACTGGAGAGAAGCGATATCAGATGAATTATGGTATTGGTAAGAATAATAAAGGTAATCCTGTTTGGTCTCGTAGAAAAGATCTAGAGAATCCAGAAGATATTCCTCTTTGTTATTCTTTGAAAACAAAAAATCCTCTTTTTAGAAAAGTTCCAGGAGAAAAAAGATATATCTTTACTAAATTAGATACACCAATAAGATTTTAAATGCCTGGTTAGTTTAATGGTAAAACGGTTGATTTGTAATCATCAAACAAGAGTTCGATTCTCTTACTAGGCTCCATTTTGAAGCGGTATTGGTATAATGACTATTACATGGCTCTTCCAAAGCTGAGACGAGAGTTTGATTCTCTCATACCGCATTCACTAAGTATATATGTGTTGGACCCTCTTGAAGCCGCTATGACTGGGTTAATATTATTGCCTTTTGTAATAATATATAGTTTTATTAAAATATATAACTTTCTAGTTGCTATTAAACGTAAATTCTTTTAATATTCTTTTTTAAATACGTCCTCGTAGTGTAGCGGTTAGCACCAGCCCCTTTCACGGGCTTAGCACGGGTTCGAATCCCGTCGAGGATGCCAAAATTTTTGTTGCATTTTTTGACATCTCAAGCATAATTATATTCATAGCTCTGGTGCTCAACAAGACTAAAGCTAAACATATTAACTCGCTTATAACAAGGAGAACAAATATGACAACAAACAACACATACACACTAGGCAGGGTCATTCCTGCAGCAGGTACTGGTTATAACCAACTTCCAGCCCTGTTTAACGAAAGTTGGTTGACAGATGTCCTTAAGGATTTCGATAAAGCATTTGATGTGCCAAATGCTACCTATCCTTATAACATCGTTGCAGAAACAGATCCCGAGGGCAACCCGCAAACCTTCTATATTGAAGTGGCACTTGCAGGTGTCGGAAAGGATCATATTAACGTCAAAGTTAAAGAGAATAAACTCGTCATTGACGTTAGTAAAGAAGATGAAGAATATGATGAGACTATCATCTTCCATCGCAAAGGAATCAGTCGTCGTAAGGGACAATTGTCCTTCACACTGAAAGATAATGCAGATGTTAAATCTATCTCATCGACATACACAGACGGGCTGCTCCGAGTTAAGGTGCCAGTCGTGAAACCGGAGGTCATCAATATTGACGTAAAGGTTAACTAAAGTTTATTTTAGCCTTGACTTGAGCACCAGAGGCTATAATATATCTTTATACGGAGCGATGCCTGAGTGGTTTAAAGGAGAATTCTACTAAAATTCCGAGGTCTAATACACCTCCGTGGGTTCGAATCCCACTCGCTCTTTTGTTTTAACGCGTCGGTGGCTGAGCGGTCCAAAGCAAGGGTCTGCAAAACCTTACAACCACTGGTTCAAATCCAGTCCGGCGCTCCATATAAGGGGTAAGTATTTGTATGTTTACAAGAATTAAAGACGCTCTTCAAGGCAAAGCTCCTATAACAGCTTCTCGTTCTCCTAAATGGACTGGTGTGAGAGAAAGTCATTTAAAACAACATCCTACTTGTGCAGTTTGTGAAGGTAATGAAAATCTTAATGTACATCATATTAAACCTTTTCATTTGCATCCAGAATTAGAATTAGAACCTACTAATCTTGTAACACTTTGTGAATGTGAAAAACATGGTGTAAATTGCCATTTGCTTATAGGTCATATAGGTAATTTTCATAATATTAATCCTCATGTATTAGAAGATATTCCAATTTGGAACGAGAGATTAAAAGAAAAAAACGATAACCCAGACGTATAGTCATTGCTTTATCAGCTAAAACGTATTAATATAAATAATACGTGATGTAGCCCAATGGTTAAGGCGCCTGGTTTGGGACCAGGAGATTTGAGAGTTCGAGTCTCTCCATCACGATAAAATTTATTCCTCGGTAGCTCAATTGGTAGAGCATGCGACTGTTAATCGCAGGGTTGCTGGATCGTACCCAGCCCGGGGAGCCATTTTTTTAAAGTATTAATGGTTCATCTAAGAGATAAGTAATTAAGAATATATGCAATTATCCCCTACACTTCAATCATTACAAACAAATCCAAATGTTGCTTGGAGTAATTCCTGGTTTAATGTTCAAAATGATCAAAATGTACCACTTTTTGCTGCAGCTGTTTATGATACGAATCAAGCCGGTGCTAATGGTTTTAATTTGATTACTAACACTAATACATTAACAGGTTTATTTAAACAAATAGTAGCTATTACAAATACGGTTTTCTCTGGTATTACAGCTGTAAACGGGACACAGTATAATTCAAATATCTCAATTGGTTCCACTACGTTCCCAGTTGGATTCACTATTAATGGTTCATTTAGTGCAATTAAATTAACTTCTGGTAGTGTTCTTGTATACAACGCATAATTCCTAGATTTTTTTATTACATCCATTATAATAAATGGATGATTGATTATGTAGATGTTATTGTAGGTCTTGCTTGGGGTGACGAAGGCAAAGGTAAAGTATCAAGCGCCTTAGCTAAAGATTATGATATGGTTTGTCGTTGGAATGGCGGACCAAATGCAGGTCATACTGTTTATCTCGATGGTAAAAAATTTAAAACTCATTTGATTCCTTCAGGTATATTTCATAATAAACCATCTATTATTGGTCCAAATTGCGTTATTAATGTTCATAAATTTCAAGATGAAATTTTTTATTTACAAGAAAACGGATTTGATACAAATCTTATAAAGATTCATCCAAATGCACATATTATTACATTGAATCATATTGCATATGACATTGAACATCTCAAACCAAAATTAGGAACTACAGGCCAAGGTATAGCTCCTTGTTATGCAGATAAAGCAAATCGCATTGGGTTAAGAGCAAAAGATATAGATATACTTAAACCTTATATTTGGGACTGTAAATTAGAAGGTAAGATTCTTTGTGAAGGAGCACAGAGTATTTGGCTTGATATTAATTGGGGAGATTATCCTTATGTTACAAGTTCTGAAACCTTTCCTCACAATGCTTGTTCTCTTGGATTTTCACCAAAGAAAATTCGAGATATTATAGGAGTCGCAAAAATCTATGATACTAAGAGTGGTGTAGATCCCTTATTTCCGGAAAGTCTTTGGGAAGATCCGATGTTAAATAAAATTATTGAAGTCGGTGGGGAAGTAGGAACAACAACTGGAAGGAAAAGGATTGTAAATTGGCTCAATGTTAGAAAACTAGTAGATGCAATTAATCTTTCTGGTGCAACTAAGTTGATTATTAACAAGTGTGATGTATTAGAAGCGGTAGGAGAGTTTAGATATAATTTTGATAATAACGGATTCGTATCAATTGGTCTTAATCCTTTTAAGAAGAGTCTAATAAAAGATATAATAGAAAATACAGAATTAACAGAAAAAGATATTGTATTTTCTGGAAACCCGACTAATATATAATCATGAGTAATTCCACTACATCCGCTTTCAAAGGCATTCCTACTAAATTAATAAACAATCCTCCAGTTGTTGAAGAAACACTTCTTACGGAAGTGCCAGAGACTGACGAAACCTTATTAGAGACACCGTCAACTGAAACACCTATAATTGAGGTTCCAATTGCAGAAGGTTCGTTATTAGAAAATCCGGTTATTGATGGGACTTTATTAGAGGAGGGTTCTTTAGAAGAGCAACAAGAAGATCTTTTAAAGAAGCAGGAAAATCTATTAGAAAAAAAAATTGAAGTTTTACAAAAACTAGAAAATTTAATTTCTTAATTTTTAATACGGAGTGGCGCAATTGGTAGCGCAGCGGAATTTGGATCCGCTGGTTGAAGGTTCGAGCCCTTCCTCCGTAGCCATTTTAAATAAAATGATTCTTTTAAGTTGATATAAAAATAAAAATATACTATTATAGATAAACATGAGCGAAGAAAAAACCATGCACGTTATGTAATTTAAATGGGTAGGTATACCGCTAAGGAGGCGGTTTGGACTGTAAATCCAACGTCATAAAGACTCGCTGGGATCGTTCCCCAGACTACCCACCATTTAAATGAAAATCAAAACAGAACTTACAAAGATTTGTGATGGTGTTTATCTTTGTGAAATAGATAATAGCTATGACTTAGCTATGACTTTTTGTAGAGTCCAGGAATTTTATGAATCCCCTTTTGAACAAGTAAGAAGTAAAAGTTTTACTATGATGGAATTTCAAAGAATTTATTCTTTGAAAAACGGAGGAACATTTACATACCCTGAAGACTGGTCGGGTTTTAATATCCCTAGTGGTATTTTAGATAAATTTTACAAAGGTGCTTGGGTTCAGACAGACTGGAATATGTATGACACCACTTTAAAAAAGATAATTAATCATATAAAAGAAGAAGGTCCTTATTATTTAATAGGAGCACAAAAAAATGATCAACATACTATCAATCATGAATTGTGTCATGCATTTTATAATTTGGATAAAAAATATAAAAAAAGTGTGACTAAACTTATTAATAGTATTCCTAGAAGACTTTTAGATAAAATAAAAAATATTCTTCGCAAAACTGGATATTGTAATAATGTATTAAGAGATGAAATACAGGCTTATCTTTCTTGTGATAAAGCTTTTCTTGCAGATGAAATAAGATCAGACTGGGAAAAAATAGAAAAGTGGGGTATTATATTTGAAAATCATTTTAATAAACATATCGCCCTAAATATAAAGAAATGAACTTTAAAGATTTCTATAACAACGAAGAAGGACATATGATTCTTCTTAAGGATACTACTATTAGTGAGGCAATGGCTTATCACTTAAAACATAAATTAACCTTGAGTGAAAATATTTTTAGAATTTATTCCGATCAATATTTTGCTTTAATAGAGGAAGCAAGGGAACTTTACAAACAAGATGCATTGGCTTTAAATGATGAGGATGCAGAATTAATAGAATCTTCAGTCGGAGAAAAGGCTCTTTATAACGGAAGAGAAGTTTATTTAGATGCTCCGGTTACTTTAGAGGAAGACATTTTAACCGAAGGTATAGCTATAGTACCACACAACTCTATACATTCTCAAATCTTTATTGACATGGATGGTGTGCTTTGTGATTTATATCAGACCGTTGCCAATGAGTATGATAAACCAATAGAGGAATTAACACAAAAAGATTATTCTAATTTCTTTGTTATACATGAGAATGATGCAGATAAAGTATTTGCAAATTTACCCAAATATGATTTAGCAGACTATATAGTTGAGATTGCTAAAAACCTAGCAGGAAAGTATAATATTCTTTCGGCTAATCTTAAAAATCATGATTCTACAAAAGTAGTCAAAGGCAAAAATGAATGGCTAGATAAGAATCTTTCTATTCAACCAGAAAAAAGAATTTTTGATAGAGATAAAGCCAAATACGCTAAGACAGATGGTATTCCTAATATACTAATAGATGATTGGGAAAGGAATATTAAAGCTTGGGAAGAAGCAGGTGGAATTGGTATTCAATTCAATGCAGGTAAAGATGATTTTAGCACTCTCATAGAAAGTCTAGCCGAAGCGTCTAACGTTTTAGAAAACGGACCGCAAAGAGGTTATATAACAGAAGCTATTAAAAATGGTAAAAAAGTAAAACTTAGTCATCCTTTCAGAACACCTGGAGGTCCTAAGAAATTTGCAGTGTATGTTAAAACTCCTAAAGGAACAATTAAAAAAGTTACCTTTGGTGATCCTAACATGAAAGTTCGCAATAATAATAAAGCTAGAGCTAAATCTTTTAGAGCGAGACATAAATGTTCACAGAAGAAGGACAAAACAACCGCGGGATATTGGAGCTGTAATGTTTCACGATATCGTAAAGCCCTGGGACTAAAATCTTCAAGAGTCTGGTAATGAGTCTTCCCTTTCAACAAGAAAGAATTTCTGATAAAGAAGTTATTAGACTTTTTTCTGAATTTGTTGATGAAGATGATCTCAAATGGCATTTTGATAAAGAAGATAGAATAGTAGAAGCTTTAGAAGCCACTGACTGGTTAATTCAATTTGATAATCAATTACCTCAATTAATAGAAGGCAAGATTGAAATACCAGCTGGTGTATATCATCGTGTGATAAAAGGAAAAAAAGATTTTAAAATTAAAATTAAAATGTCTTGAACTTTTCTTTCTGATGTATTAATATAACTATGATATGCACGATTAGCTCAGCGGTAGTAGCGTTTCCTTTACACGGAAAATGTCGGGGGTTCGAATCCCTCATCGTGTACCACAAGAACATAGCTCAGTTGACTTTGTCTTTATGAATCCTTTAATTAGAGATTTTTTAATTTTAGTAGGGGTTTGTTATATTATAACTTTCTTAGCAACTATATTTTATAGATTAAAATATCCTAGTAAAGAAAATATGATTGAAGAAGGATGTCGTTTGGTTATCTATAAAATAGCTACAAAAAGGAGAGGGAAATATTTTACTACATTCAATACTTTAAAAAATGATTTAAAATTTAATGTAAATGGAATAAACAAAATAAATTCAAGAGAAATAACAAAGTGCGTTTTGGATAAATTGATAGAAAATAAAATACTTGAATTAGATACACATTTAGAAATTGATGTGTATTATGAAATTTAAAATTTAATAAAATGCATAAAGATTTAGAAACCATATTATTTTCAAAAATTGTTCTTTCAGCAAAAATTAAATCCTTAGGAAGAGCTATTAGTCGAGATTATATAAATGAACCATTAACTATTATCAGTCTTATGGCTGGCAGTATTTTATTTACAGCGGATTTAATAAGAGAGATTAGTGTTCCAATTCAGTTATATACCATAACAGTCTCAAGTTATAATGGAGAAAAAATAAGTTCAGGAACCCTTAATATTCACGGACATTTACCAAATTGTGATAATAAAAATGTTTTAATCGTTGATGATATTTTAGACTCTGGATTAACTCTTTATACGTTAAAAAATCAATTAAAAGAATTGAATCCAAAATCTATTAAAACATGCGTTTTATTGAATAAAAAAATTGAAAGACCTTATACAATAGATCCTGATTATTATGGATTTGAAATTGGAGAAGAATTTGTAGTAGGTTATGGATTAGATTATCAGGGACTATACAGAAATATACCTTATATTGGTACTCTCAAGAATTAATATGAATTGTGGATATTTGAAAAGACAAACTGTTTTAGTTTTAAATCGTAATTGGCAAGCGATACATGTCAAATCACAAGCTGAAGCATTAGCTGCAATGTTCTGTAATGATGCTACAGGTCTCGATATTCAAGGCACTAATAATATGATTCCTTATAAATGGGATCAATGGATTAATTTACCTTATGATGAAAACGCCTCTTACGTTAAAACCGTGAGAGGCGATATAAAAATTCCTAAAATTATTATTTTAGCAGAATTTGATAAAGTTCCTCAGAAAAGACCAAAATTTTCTTCTAAGGCTATTTGGAGACGAGATGAAGGGATTTGCCAATATACAGGCCAAAAACTGACTCCTAATGAAGGTAATATAGATCATGTTATTCCTAGATCTAAAGGAGGCAAGACTAATTGGACTAATTGTGTTTTAGTTCATAGAGAAGTTAATGCTAGGAAGGCAGATAAAATGCCTCACGAAGCTGGTTTAAAATTAATCAGGCAACCTCAAATACCAAAGACTTTGCCTACTACTTTTTATATTAAAAATAAACATAAAATTCAAGAATGGGAAATTTTCTTAAAATATGAATAGAATAACCTGGGAAGAGTATGCTTTAAAAATTGCAGAGGTTGCTTCATTAAGAAGTGAAGATCCGCGAACTAAAGTTGGATGTTGTTTACTTCGTACAGATAATACTGTAGCTAGTTTAGGCTATAATGGAGCACCAGCTGGAGTAGAAATAGAATGGAATAATCGAGAAGAAAAACACAAAAGGGTTATTCATGCAGAGATCAATGCTCTTAGAATGGTCAAACCGGGTGAATGTTATTTGGCTGCAGTTACACATTCTTGCTGCAATGATTGTTTAAAATCTTTAGCAGCTTATGGTATCAAAAAAATAATTTACAAAAACCATTATGATACAGGTACCTCGTATTCATTTACAGAGATAGCTAAAGATTTTGGAATTGAAGTAGTAAATCTATGATTTACGGTGGCTTTGTTTCCACCATTTACACCAACCGTTTGGTTTAATAAATCCTTCAACAGCTGAACATTTATTAGGTTGGCGCCACATTGTGCATTGATCACATCGCTGACCTTTTACTGTATGATCAACATAACCTGCTTCTGATTTAGGATGCTTAGGTTTATCTTCTTCTAATAGAAAATTTATTAAACTATCAAATTTCATAAAATTATTTATGCCTCACAACTCTTACAAGTCATAATAGAGCGAGCTAGTTCCTTGGCTGGATTGGAGCTTCTCTGATAATAGAGACTCTTGATTCCATTTTCCCATGCAAAGATTATAAGTTCATTTACAGCTTTGGGTGGTGTTCCTGCTGGAATCATGAGATTAAGGCTTTGACCTTGATCAATATATTTTTGTCTAGAAGCTGCCTGGATAACAATTTCCTTCTGCGAAGTTTCGGCAAAGGTCTTAAAGACATCTTTTTCTTCTTGAGTAAGAAAATCAAGATGTTGAACTGATCCTCCATGTGTGAGAATATCTTTCCAAGTATCCTCATCGTTTTTATCTTTGGACTTGAGGAGGGTTTTAAGATAAGGGTTTTTGTAAGTGAATTTACCTTTTGCCAAATCTTTAACAAAGTAATTTGATTCCAAAGGTTCAATACTCGGAGATACTTGACCAAGAATAAATGAACTAGATGTAGTAGGAGCAACCGCTAATGTTGTAGTATTCCTGCGACCATAACCTTTCAATAAAATAGGTTCACCGATTAATTCGGAAAGATCTTTAGTTGCTTTATCAGCTCTTTCTCTTATAGTCTTCCAAATAGTTGTATTGAGAAGTTTTGCTTCCATGGATTCAAATGCGATCATCTTAGATTGAAGAAGTGAATGCCAACCAAGAATGCCGAGACCCAAAGCTCTGTGTCTTTTTGCAAAATATCTAGGAGCATCCATAAAAGGCATACCTTCTGTTTTGCTAATAAATTCTGACATGACTGCATCTAGAAAATAAATCATTGTTTCTACAGCATCTGTATCTTTCCATTCTTCCCATTTTTCTAAATTCATAGAAGAAAGGTCACAAACAAATGATTCATCATCATTATTAGGAAGCATGATTTCTGTACAAAGATTAGAATGATTAATTTTCATCTTTGTATCTTTGTAGACCTGAGGCGCTTGATTGTTTACATTGTCTGTAAAGAAAAGATAAGGATATCCAGATTCAAAACGTTTCTTCAAAACAAGACCCCAAATTCTACGTTTTTCTTTATCTCCGTCAATCATTGATTTCATCCACTCATCGGTGATAGTAACACCGATAGAAAGGTTTTGAATACTATTTCCTTCTGAGCGAATAGATAAGAATTCTTCTATGTCCTTATGGTCAATAGGTAGATAAGACGCAAAAGACCCACGGCGAACATTTCCTTGGGAAATGACACTCATAAGACTTTCAAAAAGCTCCATGAAATGAACAGTGCCAGTAGATTCTCCACCAGATGAAATGGGTTCACCTCTACCTCTTAAAGCACCGAAATAAGCTGAAGTACCTCCGCCGCCTTTTGTCATCATTCCTACTTCGGAAACTTTAGCCAAGATACCTTCCATAGTATCTGGAATATGAGAACCAAAGCAAGAAATGGGTAAACCACGTTTGCGTCCAAAGTTAGACCAAATAGGAGATGCTAGGGAATAAAAACCTCTATGCATGTAGTCTTCAAATTTCTTTGCAAACTTTGTATCTCCTGTAAAATCTACTAAAATCTTTTGAGCAGCTTTTGCTATATCTTGGATTCTTTGTTCTGGCGTTTCATCCTCTAAAAGATAACCTCTCTGGAGAAATTTTCTTGAATCCTTGTTTAGCCAATAAATGTTGCTTGTTGCTTCTGTAGTCATAACCTGTTTTATATTTTATCTCTTTTTAAGATTAAAACAAGTCTGATTCGTCAAAAGATTGATTCTTTTTTGAGTACTCAACTGGTCTGCTGTGGAAAAAGTCGGTCATATTATTACCGAGAAGTTCTTCTTCAAACCACTTAGTCTTCTTTAACAATTCCTTATCTACATCAAATACTTTTTTGAATTTAATTTGTTTGAGAGATTCATTAATACGATTTTTAATAAACTCTTTGAGAATAGGAGCTGTAAGATTTTCTTCCTTAATACCGTTGACCATCCAATCTACAATTTCCGACTCAGATTCAAACGCTGCTTTTGCTTCGTGAGCAATTTTTGCTTCTAATTCTTCATCAAATAATTCTGGATATTCTTTTCTAATCGTATTAATAAGCTTGATACCAACCAAAGCATGAATGTTTTCTTCGTTGCGAGTATACTTTACTTGTTGGTCTGTATCCTTGAGAACATTTTTAAATCTTGCAAACCAGTTAATAACGTAGAACTGACTGAAGAGAGAAACATTCTCTACAAAGAGAGTAAAAAGAATAAGAGCATAAAGATATTGCTTCTTTGAATCTTTGTAATATTTGTGAGTATATTTTCTAAGATATTTTACCCGACCTTCAATCCAATTGAGTTTAAGATTTTTCTCAAACACATCTTCAAGTCCTAAAACTGTAATTAGACGTTCATAAGCATTATTGTGAATAACCTCAACATTTGCCATTACATAACCAAGATCGGTTAATGACGGATGAGGAAGATTTTCCCCGAGCTTAGCCCAAAAGGTTTTTACCGCTATTTCAATTTGACCGATTGCTGAAAGGGTACGAATAATGATTTCTCTTTCCTGGTCATTGAGATTTACTTTAAATTGCTGTATATCTGATTTAAAATTAAATTCTTTATCCGTCCAAAAGCCGTTGTGCATGGCTTCAATAAATTCTTCTGTCCAAGGGTAAAGGTTAGGTTTGCGTGAAATTTGTTCATCGAATATCATATATTTGTCTTCTATTTAGTGATTGATTATCTATAATTTAAGATAATAATCACTTAGTTTTTGAAGTATTTTTTTTATTCGATAACTTTTTGGTACTCAAATATTTACGTTTTCTGTATTTGGATCTTTTTTCTATCTTCTCTAAAAAATTCTTTTGAATTTCGGATTTATAAATTTTAGCTGAAATATGTTTTAAGAAAGCTGCATTTTCTAACTGTGATACCCCGTTGATAACTCTTTTTTCTGTATAAAGGACCTGAGTTTCACTCCAATCGGGAAATAGATAATGTATACATTCATGATAAGCTGTGGCTAACAATTCTCCGCTCGGATTAAATACTAGGTCTGTCCAATTACATAATCCATGCGTACCCCTCATCTTTTTTAATGAGAAAAATTCTGCCGGTTTACGTTTAACCAAACTTAAACATCTTTTATATATAATTGATATTTCTTTCTTGGTTATCTTTTTCATCACAATACTTAGATTATAAAAGTCTTTTATATGATTTCAAGTTGATAGTTGTTTGACTTGATCTATATTAATAGAAGTATGTTTAATTTAACTAGCAAAAATGTAATGAAATTGACTAAAGATAAGGACGAACTTTATTATAATCTAGTCAATGACAATGAGTTTCCTATAAGAAGGCATATAGAAAACACTTATAGTGTAGCTCCCAGTTTTTGTTACCCCGATGAAGAATTTACAGGAGATATATTGTTATTTTTACTTAAAAATGCTAAATTGATGAATTTTACTTCCACTGGGAAGATAGAATTATTAGAAAAAGACAGTATCAAAGGTCTAAGAGGTGGTACGTTTTGGTTTGCTTATAAAAAAGTCTTTGTAAGATTAACTATTAAAAATCAAACAGATGAAAAAGAGCATCTTACTATATCTGCAGGTTTTAGCCCAGCATTAGAATGGTCTGAAAATGAAAAGGATAAAGAATATTCTCCAGCACAGATTTTTAGTTTAGGTTTTATATTTCCTTCTAATGTTCTAGATGTACCTTTTAAAGATTTTATAGAATTTATTCATAAACCTACAAAAGGAAGAGTTCATCTTTTTATTAAGAATCAATACGGTGAATATGATTTTGAACCCATTTCAGTAGATATACCAGAAAATGTTGATTTGACACTAAATTACGGAAAAGACTTTGTAGAAATAGATAAAACTATTAAAGAAAGACTTTCAGAAAAATCTAGTGGTCTTTATATGTTTCACGGACCTCCTGGAACGGGTAAGACTACCTATATCAAGTATTTAGCAGGTCAAATAGATAGAGATTTTATCTATATCCCTACAAGCATGTTGGAGTTCTTTACTTCGGATCCAAATAGTTTATCCGTTCTTTTACAAAAGCCTAATTCTGTTCTTATTTTAGAAGATGCAGAAAAAGCTATTATAAAAAGAGAAGATAATGGAATGGCTTCTTCGGTATCATCACTTTTGAATCTGTCAGACGGTATTATGAGTGATATTTTAAAAACTGCAGTTGTATTGACCTATAATTGCTCTAGACAAGAAGTTGATGAAGCTTTAAGAAGAAAAGGTCGTCTTCGCGTAGATTATGAATTTGATCTTTTAAAGATAGAAGATGCTAAAAATTTAGCAAAGTCCTTGAAATATTCTGATAAATTGATAGAATCAGAAATCAAAGATAAAATGTCTATCGCTGATATTTATAATTTAAAAGACAAAGTAAATTTCTACGAAGAAAAGAAAGAAGAAGAGCCTCGTATTGGATTTAGATAATGGAAAATTTTGCTAAACTAGAAAAGACCTTTGATCATATTTTATTTGTAGATAAAGATCATAGTTATAGAATTAATGGTAAGATTGCCAAGTATTCAGTAACCAAGATTCTTAAAAAATATGAAAAGCCTTTCCCGAGAGACGAAATGGCTAAGCATGTTGCTAATAAGAAAGGTGTTCTTATAGAAGATATTCTTCAAGAATGGGATTACAAGAGAGACTATTCTTCACACAAAGGTTCGGAATTTCATTTATTTGCTGAAAATTATCTACAACGTAGACAAATACCTATAGATAGAAAAGCTATAGAGGTTTTCTTAAATGAAAATCATAATATAGGAACAGTAGAAGATTATTATAAAGAACAAGCACATCTTATTACCAATTTTTTAAATTTTTATAATTGGTGGAAAGAAGATCATGTTTTAGTTAAGCCAGAATTTGTAGTAGGCGATGAAGAGGCTAGTGTTTGTGGCACTATAGATAATCTTTCTTATAATACTAAAACCAAAAAACTAGTTATATTTGATTATAAAACTAACAAGGCTATTGAAAAGAAAAATTCTAGAGGAGACACTTTATTAGAACCTTTTCAGTATCTTCCTTCTTGTGAATTTGTAAAATATAGTTTACAGCTTTGTCTCTATCAGCATATTATAGAAAAACATACTGGTATGGAAATTGAAAAGAATTATATAGTATGGGTAAATGGTAAAAATGATTATGAATTAATAGAATGTTTGAACCTAAATAAAGAAGTAGAACAAATATTAAAAGATGCTTGATAGTAAAATTTTAATTGAATTGGACATCAATTGAGGTAAATATATTCACAACATATGTCACTCATTAAATCATATCTCTCCGTATTAAACGAAGATACCAAGAAGCCTTCCAATGTAGTCGCTGATATTACAGGAGAGCTTGAGGGTTCTGAAAATGCAAAGAATTTTATTAAAGATTCCGGACCAGAAGCAAATGCCTCAGTTGAAACCCCAGTTGAAGGTAAGTCACAAGCAGACGTAACTCCAGAGGAATCAGCTCCTAAAGCAGTTAAATCAGAATCATCAAATCCGTTTGACGTTCTTTATAATAAGGTTTTAGCCCAAGAAAATTGGGAGCTTGAAGAAGCTGAGGAAGAGGAAGAAGGTCAAGATGGACATGAGGGTGGCGAATTAGAGTTTGCTGGTTTAAATGAGCCAGAAGGTACAGTAGAGCATGAAAAGGGTGAAGAAGAAGGACTTGAAGCAGTGTTAGCTCATCTTAAAGGTGCAGTTGAGGCTTTAGAGAAATTAGTTTCTAGTGCTGTAGAAGATGAAGGTGAAGTTGCTGGAGAAGAAGTTGCAGAGCCAGTTGTGCCTGAGGCAGTTGAAGCTGAAGTACTTGGACATGCTCTTAAGGATGTTGATAAGCTTGCAGCAGGTTTAAATAAAGGTCATGAAGTCAAGGGAGCAGTACCAGTTACTAAGAAGGCTGGTTCAATTGTAAAAGGCCCTAAAGTAGACGGTAAGCCAACAGAGTTTAAACACAATCCAGAAGAATTAGAAGATAAAGGCAAACAAAATGTTGGTGGAGTTACACCAGGTAAGCCACTTTTCGCACAAGGTTAATATAATATAATATATCAATAAAAAACTCCGTCGCAAGACGGAGTTTTTTTTTTACCCAAATTCCCTAAGTATCTTTATGCTAGAAAGCTTTTCTTCATTTTTTAAAAATTCTACTCCTCATACTAGAGAACATCAGCAGAACCCTATGAGGTCTATGAATAGAAAACACTTAAATCAAGTGCCTTATTCTAAAAGCCAACAAGCTAATGACCCATTAGTAGATAGAATTGTAAAAAATGATAAATATGGCAAATGGCCAAATATTGGTTATGCTACAGGTAAAAGGCTGACAAAAACTTATCACATTAATCATACAGATGATAAAGCCTATAGCAAATCAATTAATCGCACTGGTATAACTTTAAGTTATAATCCTCAAACAAAAAGATTTAATTTAGAAAGATTAAAAAAGTAATATGGAGTCCTTACGCTATTTAAACAAAGAAAACAATTTTAACGAAAGACAAAATTTCAATGGTTGGTGGAAAGAGCAAATTAATATTAATGGACAAGAGGTCCAATATTTTACAAATAATACCACTCTTTCTGGTTCTAATTTTTTATACGGAGAAGATCCTTCGGCTGGATTTAATCCATCTAAGCCTTTAATTGTCTTATTAAATATCAATAATGATTCTATTTTATTATCTAAATTTGGTATCATTGCTGATAGTGATTTATCTGGAGTAATTCATTACGAAACTTATGTAGAGACTTTTGGAATTTCTACAGAACCTAAAGCAGGGGATGTTATGACATTATCAGAATTTGGTTCAGATCGTTTAAATTATCCAAGAAGAGGTCCTAACACTTATCAATTAACAGAAATTATAGATGAATTTCAAGGCAATCCATTAGGTGGTCATTATGTTTGGTTTTTCAAAGCTAAGCGCTACGATTACAGTAACGAAGGAACTGGTGATAATAATCCAGGACCTGGTCAAGGTAATGTAGCGCTTGATGATAACAACGCAGCTAATGAAGTAGGTTTAGAAAACTTTGATTATGTAGAAGATAATCCTTGTAGCAATACTAATATATACGGTGGATATTAATCTATGTATTTAGCTTCTAATTCTGGATGTTCTTCACTCTGAGGTTCTGAGTAACAAATCTTAATTTTATATTGTTCTTCTAAAATCTTTTTGAAAATAATATTTTCTGTGGATTCCATATATTTGTGAATGGCTAAAGGTTTAAATTCAACATCTTCTATTTTTATTCCCTTTTCTTCTGCTTTATCTGCAATAATATTAACCGCTTCATAAAGAGCAATCCACCTTGAAAGATTAGATGCCTCTTGTTTGGTTTTATCCCACCAAGGTAAAGGGTTTTGCATAGGACCTAGTTCTGTGTCTTGTTTTGTGTTCATAATCGTTTATATTTTTATGCTTCAATAGGAGGAGGTGTAGGCAATGCTGGTGGTGCAATATCTACTGGTTCTGTTATTCTAGCAACAGTAAAATTGATAGTCACTACATTTTTACCAGAACATTTATCACAATGAAATTCAATCCTTTCATTACGATCTGGAATAAAGGTAATAATGTTAGGTGCTTTACAATATGCACATTCTAATAGACTAGACAATTGTTCTAGTTTATCTAACTCTTTAAGACGTGTTTTTTGACTAAAATAGTTATTAACAATATTAGCTAAAAATGTAAACAATACATATTGTATGCATGTTGCTAAAATAAATGGAACCCAAAAATTTCCATTAATTAATTTGACAGACAATCCAACCAGAGTTGAAATAAATACAACGACTCCAGTGGATTGGATAAATGTGATAAGGTTTTTATTAATCTTCATGATTAGAAGATTTTGCAGGAAACTAAGAGGAAGGTCAACCTAAATTTACTGGTGACCAGGAGTCTGTGGTGGTAATGGGCCTGCTAAAGGAGCTACTGTTAAAAGTTCATCTCCTATGATTTTTATGTTTTGTAAAGTTTTTATAGCACCTTTATATAATTGATCTAACTGATTTCTTTGATTATGAGAAATAGCTGCATTTTGATCAAGACAAGTTTTAATTTTATTGGTAGCTGCTGTTAAATAAACAAAACTGTCAGCTAAATCATCTGTTACAGTTTGAAGAGGCCAAGGTAAACTTTGAGTTTGTTCTGGTTGTGGTTCTGTAGGTGGAAACACAGGAGGGGCATTATGTTGATATGGGAAATTATACCCATCCTGTGTACTAAACCCAACAAAGTCTTTACGAGGCGCTTCGCTGGTTGCTCCATAATGAGCATTATTCCAGAGAGTGCTTATATCTTCGTTGATAGCCTCGTTTAAAACTTTGTCCAAATCCATATTAAGCTACTTTCCCTTGTCTTACAAGATTACCGCAGCGACCACATTGCCAACGGATATTCTTCTCTACTTTTTTAGTTCTTTGATCTACGCTCTCAACTATTCTGCCATCGACATGAGCTCCACAAAAGGTGCATGCAATAGGTCTATTAGAAAGGCTTTGATATTCTGGTTTATTATTCATAATAATATATTTACTTGGTTTCACTTGGTTTCCAAGTAGAAATAACTTCACCGTGCTTATTTTCTTTATTGTGCTGATATTTATTAGCTTCTTCTAATTGTTTCAATATTTGAAGTTCTTTAAATTTATGAGTAATAAATTTACATAATTCAGAACGAACAATATCTTCTTCTCCTAATTCCATACAGAAAATACCTTGAGCCTTTGCTTCTTCATTATTGAATAATTCATATACTTTATTGAAACCTGATTTTCCGTATGGAAGATCACTTTGCTCTGGATCACCACAAAGAAATACTTTAGAAAATTCTCCTATACGACTCATGAGAGTGTGTATTTCTCTGGTTGAAAAATTTTGAACTTCATCTGCACAAATAAACTTTGCAGAGAAATGAAGCCCTCTAGCGAAGTTAATTGGACAAATAGTTAATCTGTTATCTTTTTGTAATCTATCTAATTGAGCCTTACAAAGAAGTTCTTCAAATTTATCATGAAATGGTGTGAGATAAACTGCTATCTTTTCGTCTAAGGTTCCTGGTAAGAAACCAAGTTTTGAATCAGAAGATTCAACAGCAGAACGAACTAGAACCATGTCAGATATTCTTTTCATATTAAGAAGAGTTAAACCACAATACATGGCTAGAGTTGTTTTAGAAGTTCCAGCTGGTCCTTTTAATAAAAGAACTTTAGTTCCTTTATCTAAAAATCTAGCGATAATTTCCTTTTGTTTATTGGTCCAAGGTAAATTCTTAATAGTTAAATCAAATGAGATTTTATCTCTTTGAAATACATAAGGAGAGTTATCAGATGTTTTACCAGGTTCTACGGTGACTGGTGTCGTTTCGTGACGGATGCGACCAGACTGCTTGCGGTCGACTCCCTTTTTTGAGTGGGGTTTTTTACCCATATATAAAATTGTGTTAAACTACCGCACCTGGTACTGTTGTTTGAATTGCATTAGTAGGTTGAGCCCCTGTTGCTGGAGCTGTGGGTGTTGTTGGAGCTGTCGGTGTAGTAGATGACGTTGAACTTGGTGTACTTCCTGTTACTTTAACATCTAGTCCAGATTTTGTTAAAAGTTTCAAAGCTGATTTTTGATCTTCCGGACTAAGGCTGGAAAATTTAGTAGGTGTTTTATCATTTAGAACATCTGCTAATTTTGTTAAGATGTCATGATTCTCTCCTGCTTGTGTGCCTAATTTGTCAAAAGTAGTATTAACAATCTTTTGAGTCTGTGCTGGTAAATTTTTTATAGCATTACCAGCTTGATTTAATGTGGCAGTTGTTATGTTAGTTTCAGCTTCGTTTATTATTTGATCGAACTTTGTCATCATTATTATTTACTCTCAAAATATACAATAAACAGTTTTTTTAAAAAAAATAACAAAACGAGCCAAATGCAGGATAAATAGTCACATAAATTTATATGTCTACTTTAACATTAGCATCACCCGGAGTACAAATTAACGAAGTCGATCTTAGCCTTTTGGCAAGAACTACTGGAGCTACAAACATTTTCGCAGCTGGCTTTGCAGACAAAGGCCCTACTGATGAAATCGTAAATGTAGGAAGCATTACAGAATACGAAGATATATTTGGCACTCCTACCAATGCAGCTGAAAGATATCTTTATCAGTCTGCTAAACAAATTTTAACACAATCCGACGGTAATCTCTTGGTTTCAAGAGTACCTTACGGATCTGCTACAGGTGTTGGTTTTGCTAATAGTTATAGTGCTTTAGTATATCCAATTAGTACAGTAGGTGGTACGGATTTCAATACTACTTCTGCAATTACAGTTTTAGAACCCTTGTCTATCTTATTAACAGAGGATCAATACAAAAATATTTTAGCCGGTAATGTAAATTGGGCTACATCAACCTATGCTTCTAGTTCAGTGTTTGTAGGATCACAGAATTTAGCAAGTTTCTATACAAATAATAATGTAATATCCGCAACGGACGTTATATCTTATAATGCTTCAACAAGTGCTTTAAATTACTATACAAGAAATGCTTCTACCAGTGCTTATAATACAGTGTCAGTTACTGGATATTCAGATTTAGGTAACGCTGGATTGGTTATATTAAATCCTTCTAAATTAGCTGTCAATAACATTTTTGAAGGTTACTACATAGGTTTAGCAGATAATTCAAATAATAATCCTGCTACAAACTTTGATTGCATCACTGGTCTTAAAGCTGTTAATAGTATTAGTGGATTTAGTCAGACATTTGTATCTGTACCTAGTTCCAGATTAAACTTCAATGTTAGTACTTTAAGTAGTTCTAATCAAACCAGTATTTCACAAATCATTGAAAACTTCCCATTATCTTATGATTTCAGTAAGTCCTCATATAATGATTGCTTAACTTTAGCATTATTCAAAGTACGTTCTTCAATATATTCACAAGATACAGTACAATTGGATTATGTTACACAAGAAGGATACACAGGTTCCTTATGGGGTGCTAGAAAACAAAATAATCCTAGCGGTGGAGCTCCTATTACATTCTCATTACAAACATTGGCTAATCAGTCTTCTAATAACATTAGTGTATATGTTAATCCTAATCTCTCAAGAGCAACTGGATGGGTTAATAATGACGGAACTCCAGGTAAAACTGTAAGAGTTGCCAATGCTGCTAAAAATCTTTATTCAGAAGGTGTTTATATTTCAAATACCAATTCTAATTCAAAAGATGTTGGTAATATTCCAGACAAATTAAATCGTATTTTAAATAATATTGATACATTAGACGTTCCTTTAGATGTAACCATCGAAGCTGGTTTAGGAACCATCTGGGCATCAGCTAAGGCTCGTTGGACAGATTCTAATTATGGAAATGCGCAAGCCAATAATCCATATCTTTACGATGAACTTTACAATTTAAATATATCTGGTTTAAAAAATCAACAGACCGGAGTCAGTGATCAAGTTGCTTTAGATTACGGTTCTATATTAACAGCTTTTGTAGCATTTGCTGAAAAAACTCGTAAAGATCACGTATTCATTGCAGATCCTTTAAGACAAATATTTGTTAACGGTAATTTAAAAACAACTGCAAAGAACGGTTACGTATTTTCATCAGATGTATATTGGGCTATTAAAAACCTTTATGGTAATTCTGTATCAAGTTATGCAGCAATTTATGGTAATTGGTTGTTAGTTAATGATACAACAGCAAATCGTCAAGTTTGGGTTCCGTCTTCTGGATGGGCTGCAACAATATTCGCACAAAGTGCTGCTACTTCATTCCCATGGTCAGCACCTGCGGGATTTAATCGCGGAGCTTTGACAAATGTTTTAGACTTAGCAATCAATCCGACACAAAAGCATCGTGATCTTCTCTATAAGATTAATATTAATCCTATTGCATACTTCCCAGGTGACGGATTTGTAATCTATGGACAAAAGACACTCTTCACAAAGCCTTCAGCTTTTGATAGAATTAATGTTCGTAGATTGTTCTTAACCTTAGAAAAATCAACACAAGCGGTTCTCAAGTACTTCGTATTCGAACCAAATACTTTCACAGCAAGAACACGTCTTGTAAACACACTCAAGCCAATTTTTGATCAAGCCAAAAACAATGATGGCTTATATGATTATAAGATCGTTTGCGATGAGAGAAACAACACACCTAATATAATTGATCAAAATCAATTGAAGGTATCAATTTATATCCAACCAGTAAGAACCGCCGAATTCATATTAGCAGACTTCATCGCCACACAGACCGGAGTCAATTTTGATGAATTAATTGGTTAATAAAGGATAAATATAGTATATGCCTAACCTATTCGAAAACCAAACAATCAGCAATTTCTACGACATTGCTTTACAGAAAGACTTTGCTCGTACAAATCTCTTTAGAATTTTAAACATAAATTCAGGAGCAACCAATGTTAATTTTGGTCCTGAAGATTTAGTTTATATCACTACAACTACATTACCTCAGCGTTCTATTAATAACGTGCCAGTTCCTTTCATGGGATTAAACTTTAACGTACCAGGTACAGTTAAATATCCTAATAGTGAGGGTTGGAATGTTACCTTCAGAATGCCACAAAATCTTAGCATAAGACAAAAATTAGAACAATGGTCAAGAGGAACCTTTAATGAACAAGGTATAACTGGTAGTTCTGGAGCATATGGTTTGGATGATACTGGTTCTGTTGACTTAGCTCTTATGGGTAAGGGTGGTCAAGTCATTGCCAATTATACACTATACGGTGCTTATTGTGCTAGTATTGGTGAATACGCCTTAGACATAACAGCCTCTGGTGAGATAGTTACACAACCTGTTACTATTGCTTATTCTTACTGGTCTAGCACATTAGCTTAATCATAACCAATTTGGTTGGATAAATATTTTATATGGCATCTAGTGCTTATGAATATTTTTTCCAAATTTTAGGTGATTGGGGTGGAAGCATACCTTTAGAAGGTCAATGGTTTGTTTACTTTGATCTGGAAAGTGTTAATGCTTTAAAAACCAACGTAGGTGATGCTATAAAAAGTTATGAAAACGGTACAGATTGGCAAATTAGTCCTAATCTTACTAGTCAACTAAAAAAGAAATTATATAATCCAGGCATTGAACAATTGGTTGGTTGTGTTTTTGCTAGAGACATAACGCTGCCAGGTGAAACCATCAATACTAGTAATAATGATGTCAAATATGGGGGTTATCTCGGTCCTTCTACATCATCCAATAGAGAAGGTTATGGCAAATTATCAGTGACTTTTACAGAAACTAATGCTTCTTTTGTAGATTTCATTATGAGACCCTGGACTATATTGGTGGGTTATAATGGTTTAATTGCTCGTAATGATAATTCTCCTAAAAAAATAAGATGCAAAACTATTGAAGTTATTCAATTAGCAAAAACTGGAGCTAAAAACCCTATGGCAAAACGTAAAAAAATAACTTTTTACAATGCAGCTCCAGTTTCCATAGAAGATTCAAGCCTCACTTATGCAGCTGACGGATTAAATTATACTAAAGTAGAATTTGTATATGATTATTATAGCATAAGTGAAGTAGATACACCTTCTCTTTTACTAAAACAATAATATTAAACTAGATAAATTCTAGTAGTTTAATAAATTATATTAATGTCTTATTATCTACATAATGTAGAAATGCCTTTTTGTGGTAAAAATATTTCTTTTAGAGAAATAAAAAATGAAGAGCAAATAGCTATTTCTAAAGCTAATTTAGCAATGCCTTCTAGTAATAATGAACCTGCATTATATAATGATTTTTTAAAAAAAATAATTTTTCAATGTGTTGAAAATCAAGAAATATTAAACGAATTAAATGTAATAGAATATATTTTATTTGCGACAAAATTACGAATGATTTCTTTTGGTTCTAGTTTAGAATTATTACAAGACATAGAAGAAAAAGAAGATGTAAAAAAACTTAAAATAAAGATAGATTTACAAAATTTTATAAAAAATTTATATGATGCATCTAAGCATTTTAATTCTAAAATTATTAATTTTAAAAATATAACAGTGACTTTAAATTGGCCTAATCATAAAAGTCAATCATATTTTTTTAATTTAAAAAACAAAGAAGAGAATTCTATTATTTCATCTTTAACTCAATTTATTAAAGAAATAAAAATAAAAAATACAATTATAAATTTGCAAAATTTTAGTTTAGAAGAACAAGATAACATTTTTGATAATCTTCCGATTTCTGTTAGAGTAAAAATTCAAAATGAAATTATGGAAGCTTTACAATTATTAGCTTCTGGAGATTTATTTGGTATTAAACAATTAAATGATTATAGGTTTAGTTTTTATAATACTGTTTATTTGGATATTTTAAGATTATTTTATTCTTTCAATTTAAAGGAAATATATAAAGAATATTGTGCTTTGGCTTCAAAACATATATCACCATTTTATATAAATGATATTTCAACTATAGAACGCAAACTTTATTTGTCTATAATACAAGAAGAGAGGGGTAGCAAAGAAGCTACTGACTCTGGAGGGGTACAACCATCCGGAACAACCTTGGATGATTTAATGCGTGAATTTGGTGATCAACCTCCTAATTAAATTATATGTCTGAAGATATTACGGAAAACGCCCCAATTAATTTATCCTTTAAAGAAGCTCTCAATGCCTTAGAAGCAGTTACAAAGGATTCTTTTGTAAACGAGGTTTGGATACCTTCTTTGAGAAAAAATATAACTATTAAAGAAATTAATGCTAAACAACAAAAAGAATTATTAGAATCAGCGATTGATTCTTCTGTTTATAAGTCTTCTTTTTCCAAAACTTTTTACGATATATTGATATCCAATGCTTCAGAGCCTAAAGATGTTTTGGACACGTTTAATATAGCGGATAAAATAGCTGTATCATTGGCTTTAAGAGAACAAATATCTCCTACTATAAAAATAGAATTTAATGAAAATTTATCAGAAAATATTGAGCTGAAAAATATATCTAATAAATTACAACAATATAGTTTGCCAGAACCTATTACTTTTGAGACAATTAAAAATAATGTTTCTATAAAGGTCGAAACATCTTTACCCAGTATTCTTTCTGAGGTAAATTTTGAAGTGTTTTTATCAAAAAATAAAAAGAAAACAGATGATGTTGAAGAGGTTAAATCCTTAATTGCAAATGCTTTCTTAACAGAAACTGCAAAATATATCAAATCTATTTCTATAGATTCACAGGATTTAAATTTTCAATCCTTTGCTATATCGCAAAAAATACAATTTGTGGAAAAATTACCAGCAACTATAATACAACAGATAATAGATATTATTACTAAATGGAAAAAAGAATTGGAAAATATTCTTACAATAACTTCTTCTAACGGTGAAAATACTAAACTTTTAGATATAGATAGTCTATTGTTTTTGACAAATTAAACACTATCAATTAAGGCATATAGTCTAAGTATTCTATATGCCCCCGGAAGTACTGGAAAAATTATTAGCTAAATTAGATCAAGTAGATCCTTTAACAAAAGAAGATCTTCTTAAAGCTATTTTAGGCGAGAATAATACTTCTTTAGATATAAGCAAAGAAATAAAAAAAGTTATTTCTAATATAGATGCTTTAGCAGAATTAGAAATAGAAAAAACCTTTTCAGATGTTAATAAAAAGGTTTCAGATGATTTGACAAAAATATTATCTAAATTAGATATAGCTTCAGAGTCTAAAACAAAAGAAGTTTTTTCTAAATTAGAAAATGTATTAGGGGCTTTAGGTGATAAATTAGAAAAAAGAACTAATGCTTTAAACCGTTCTTTAAAAAATGTTAATTCAGCATCAAATTCTATAAATCGTTTAGAAAATACTATTAAACAATTAAGCCAAAAATTTGCTGTAAGCGTTCCGAAGATAGAACCTTTAAAAGTGGAGGTTGAAGAATTGCCTATGTCGAAATTGGCATCAAAAACTCCTCCAGAAATTAAAACACCAGAATTTGAAATTACTTTATCTAAAAAATCTATTAATGAATTGAAAAGGGCATTTGGCGGATTAAATGCCGATTCATTTAAGAAATTAGAAGAAGTTAATGAAAAGGGATTTTTAAAATTAGGTGATGATTTAAAAGGAGTTACAGGTATATTCGGTGGATCTGGGGCTTTATTTGATCCTTTTGGTTTAGGTTCTCTTGTAAGATTATTAAAACCTTTGGCATTAGCATTAGGCTCTGTAGGAGTAGGTCTTGCTCTTTTAACAGGATCTTTTGGTAAAAATATAGCAACTGTAATAGATAATACATTAGGTACTAATTTTAAAAAATATGTAAATGTTTTTCAGAAACTTGTACCTACAGATATATCAGATTTTTTTGCGAAATGGGGTTCTTTTATATTAGCTTCTAAAGCAGTTAATAGTGAATTAGTTCAAAAATTAATTGGTTCTGGTTCAGCTAAAGCTGCAATAGGAGAAGTGGCAGTTGGAGGTGCAAGAGGTTTGCTTACTAATATACCAGGAATAAGTTCCATATATAAAGCAACATTAGGCAAAGCATCAGAATTACCAGCAGAACTTATGAGTCAGGCTGGTAGATATAAAGATTTAATTAAATTTGGATTTCAACCAGAGGAAGCTACAAGCATATTAAAAGCAGAAGCCAAAGAAATAGCTTCTCAAGTAGCTGCTAAAGTAGCTACAGGACCTGAAGGGGCAGTAGTAAAAGGAAAAATACTCCAATATCTTGCAGGGAAGTTGGGAATGTCTGGCGGCAGAGTTCTTATAGAAAAATTACCTTTCGGTATAGGGGCTTTGTTTGGTTTAGGTTTTGGCTTAAAAAGAATATCAGAAGGTGATACTACAGGTGGTTTGCTGAGTGTAGCTTCTGGGTTATCTTCCATTGTACCGGGAGCTGGTACGGCTTTAAGTTTTGTATTAGATGCTTTAGATGTGGGCATTACTATAAAAGCAGAAAATTCTGGTAGAACTAAAGGGCAAGTTTTTGCAGATGATTTTATCGGAGGGTTGTCAATAGTTAAATGGTTTAAAGGTATAAGCAATCATGTAGAACAAGGAAATTACTGGTATGCTTATTTAGATTTGATGAGATTGGTTGTTCCGGAGTTTTCGGAATCAACTAAAATAGATAATATACAAGCACTATTAGATGCGGATGTGGCTGATTATCAAAGTAAAGATCTAAGCGGTAAAAAACCAGATTTTACTGAAATGGGAAAAATGGTAAAAAGAAGATTATGGAAAGCTATATCTCCTTATATACCTAAAGCATTAGGTATCAGAAATATGGTTGCTGCTAGTATGGGGTATTTTGATCAAATTGAATTAGATGAACAAGAAGAAGCTATTGCAAAAACTGTAAATAATTTAGATTTAAATAAAGGAGGTGTATTAAATCCATCAAGCAATCAAAAGTCTTCACTGGAATCTGATAAATTGGACGAAGTTGAAAGAAATATAAAAATGTTGCAAGGCCCTTTAAAAGAACAAAATATAACACCAAATTTAAACAAAGAAGAAAATAATCCTAAATTTAAAATTTGGGATGAAATAACTCAAAATAAACAACCAGAATTATCTAAATTGAGCTTGGATAATTTTAAACAAAATATAGGCTTTTCGGCAGATGAAGAATTTAATAAAATTAAATCTTCTTCTGTTTTAGGAAATCCAGATAATGATTTTAAAAATTATATGACTTCTTTAAATACTGCTGTTTTTAATTTATCTAATAATTTTAAAGACTTAAGTAAAACTTTAACAGAGTCTTCTAGTAATCCTCCTGTAATAAGCATAGATAATTCTACACAATCTAGTGGTGGTGGTGAAAATTATTTTTCTGCTGGAAGAGGAGATCAGCCTTATGTTTTTCGACGAGACGCTATATGGGCTTTAAACGGATCATAATATTATGGCATTTAACTTTTTTTATATTAAACAAGAATCAGGTTCTTATGGAAAAATAAAAGTAAATTATCCAAAAGCTTATCCTGGAGGTGAGAGTAATGGATTAATTGACGTACACGGAAAGATGAGATGGTCTAATAGTGGCAATAGAGAAGAAGTTCCAAGATTGTTATTATCTGAATATACTTTAGATTATAGTAGATGGTCTTCTAATTTAAATCTTTTAGAAAAAGCAATCAATAAATTAAATGATACAGGAGAAGGAGATCCTTATTTAAGTTTATATAGTGGAACTCCTACAAACTTTTTTTATAACTTACCTTATTTAGTCAGACCAGGAGATACTATAAGAGGACAAATATCCAACACTTGGGAAGATATAGATACTGCAAAAGCTATAGGAAATACTTTAGGAGGTAAAGTAGGCAGTATAATAAGCAAAGCCGGAGAAGTTATAACTGGAGCTGGCAGTCAATTTTCCCCTGGTTTTGGTACAGAACCTATTAGAGGATTTAAAAGTACTGCTGATAATAAAATCACTATATCATTTCCTCTTTACAATACATATTCAGTTAAAGAAGCAGTTGATCATTTTAGTTTTGTAAGTTTAATAGCATTTCAAAATTTAAAAACTAGAACTAGTTTTGTTTCTTTTCTTCCTCCTAAAGTTTATAACATAGACGGTCGCACTAGTGGAGGTGTCTATATGGCAGCTGCTTATATAAGTGATTTAAAAATAGATTCTATAGGGACTACTAGATGTTTGTCTGAACTTGGTGGATATAATATATATGATAATAAATCAGATAGTTCTACTATAATACCGGAAGCATATAAAGTTACTATAACATTTACAGATTTATTAACTCAATCAGCTAATGTTATGTATGGTGCTTTAGGAGGACAAAAAGTCCAGGTTATAGATCCATTTCCTTCAGGAGCAACTGGATCTGGAGATAATCTATTTTCTAATATAAACAATGTACCAGGGATCATGAATCCTATTGCTGGATTAAATTATCAACCTACAACAACGGCTCCTATCAAGGGAGGTCAGTTGCAATTTCAACCAGCACCAGGCTCTAATTAAAAATAACCATGAATAGAAACGACATTACAGATTTGCCTTCCATATCTTTATATAGTTTTGAAAATTTTCTTAACGTATATAAAGATTCTGATACTGGTTATAATTTTTATAATTTATTGAGATCTATTAATCTTGTACCTTCAAATAGTGATGTGGTAGAAGATGAATATATAACTACATTTAATGATACTTGGGTTTCCATTGCATATAAACAATATAATGCAATGGATTTGTGGTGGTTAGTATGTGTTTATAATCAAATAGTAGATGCAACCAAAAGACCTATTCCAGGAACCACTTTAAAATTATTAAAGAAAGAATATGTTGGTGTAATTTTATCGGAATTAAACAAACAAATTAATAGATGAATTCTTTAATATCAAAAAAGAACCTAACTACTATTTGCTTTTTATTTAATTCTGACAGTCCATAACAATATATTTTATTTTTAACACAAAAATAATAATAATCTGGTAAAAAATCTCTAAAAGCTTCTGTTTCAAATTCTATATCAGAATTATCATCTAAAAATTTTATTATATCTTCTTTAGTTAATTCTCGGCAATTATTTTCTTCTTCTAATTTTTTAATATTTTTTTGTATAAGTTGCCAAGTTCCTTTTTTATTAACATAATTGAATAAAAAAATAGGATATATACTTTTATAGTTAAAAACTTTACTATCAACAGATAAGAAAGAATATTTAGAAGGAATTTCTTCTAAAATTTTAAGATAGTTTTTAATGTTATACCGTTTCTTTTTAGATTTCAACTCTAAATATTTATAATAAATGTCAAGAAAATCAAAAGACGAAGATGAGTATGAAGACGAAGTAGATCTTAATTCTATACCCTTAGAGGAAATAGAAAATGCTGATATATTAGCAGACGGCAAATATTTTCAAGGTAATGAAAATATTTTAAGACAGAATGCTACGTTTAAATGGACGGAGGATATGCAATCAGAGCTTAAGCTCTGTATTAAAAGTATTTTGCATTTTGCAGAACATCATTTTTATATATCTACTCTAGACGAAGGAAAGAAAAGAATAGAGCTTCATAAATTTCAGAAAAGATTATTAAAGTCTTTTAAAGCTAACAGATTCAATATTGTATTAGCTTCTCGTCAGGTGGGTAAAACTACTTGTATAACTATATATGCTCTTTGGTTAGTTTGTTTCCAATCTGATAAAAGAGTTACTATTATAGCTAATAAAGAATCTACAGCAAAAGAAATCTTTGGTAGAATTCGTATGGCATTTGAGCAATTGCCAATTTATCTCAAACCAAGTATGAAATCCTGGAGAAAGGACGGATTCCTATTATCTAACGATTCAGCAATCACCATTAGTACAACATCAGCTGCTGGTCCTCGTGGTAGTACAAGTAATCTTCTTATTATTGATGAGATGGCACATTGTCCTTCAGAACTTATGAAGGAACTTTGGAAGTCAGCTATTCCTATTATTTCTTCTTCAAAAAAATCTCAAATAGTAGCTATCAGTACTCCTAATGGAACTGATAATAAATTTTATGAACTATATGAAGAATCTCAAAAAAAATCAAGTGAATGGCATTTAGAAAGAGTTGATTGGTGGGATGTCCCTGGAAGAGATGAAGAATGGAAAAAAAGTGCTATAGCTGCTTTGGGATCTGAAGAAGACTTTGAACAAGAATATGGCAATGCATTTATTCTTCCTGGTAAAAGTGTTGTTGATACTAGCTATTTAGATGAATTAAAAGCACAAGCCAAAGAACCTGTTCTTATTAATGATAATGGTTTCTATAAAATATTTGAATTACCTAAACCTGGTAATCTTTATATTATAGGTGTTGACGTAGGTGAGGGTATAGGAAGATCAAATACAGTAGCTCAAATTTTAGACGTTACTAATTTGCAAGACATCAAACAAGTAGCAGTGTATAGCACTAATACTATGAGTCCCTTTCATTTCGGAACGAAGTTGATGAGTGTTTTAACTGATTGGGGAAGACCTCCTATTCTTATTGAGAATAACAATAACGGACAGCAAGTATTAGACGTACTTCATCAAACACATCAATATGAAAATATAGTCTCTTATCAATTTGAGGGTAATAGTAAACATTATGATACTGGAAAGAGATTAGGAGTTCATAACCATACGAATACGAGATATAAAGGCATCATCAATTTTAGATATTGGTCTAATGGTTTAAAGGTGGTAAAAATTAATGATTTAGATACTATATTAGAACTTTATAATTTTGTTCGCTTACCAAATTTTACCTTTAGTAAAAGAAGTGATAAAGATTTGGATGATAGAGTATTTGGTTTAATCTGGGGTCTCTTTATTTTAGATCCTTCTTTAGTTTCTAAATATTTTTTATTATCTGAATTAGATGATCAAGGAAGACCTAGTAGAATACAAGCTCTTGTTGATAATTCTGATCTTATTTCTAAGAGCCCTTTATTAATAGGTGGTACCTATACTTTAGAAAAAAGAAGTGCTCCGGTATTACCAAGTTATGTACCAGTCAAAGGAGCTGGTAATAATGCTGTATTAGCAGATGAAGCTAAAAATCTATGGGTTTGGTTGCACACTCAAGGAGGTACAGAAAAAGATAATTTTAAAAATCCTCCTCAAGAGGATAAGTCTTCTATAGAAGAATACAGACCCATTGTATTATTTTAATTTATGTTACAAGCCACTTTAAATAGATCACGCAATGATAAGTTCCTTTTGGTACTTGATTTGCCCAATGCTTTAAAAAATTCTCATGACACTGTTATAGAAAACAAGTATTCAGCTGATCAAATACAATTTACAGTATTTGGTTCTCCTGTACCAAAAATTTCTATACCAGAAATAGTTTTACCTTTTGGGGGACAAACTATGAAAGTGTCTAGTAATTTTAGAACAGCTTATCCTACTTTAGATGTTAAATTTTTAGTAGGTAATGGATATCAGAATTATTGGATTTTATGGAAGTGGTTAAATTTATTTAATGATTCAGAAAATAGCACTTCTGAAATAAATGCTCCTGATAGTTTTGTTGCAGAAAAGGATATTAGATTAACAAATCCATTTTCCAATTATATATCAAATTTTACTCTTTTTGCTTTAGATGAATTTGATAATAAAATTATTTCTTTCAAATATACTAATGCCTTTGTTACTTCCTTAGGACAGATAAATTATTCCTATCAAGATCCAACAGAAATAACTTGTGATATTTCATTTGCTTATAGTCAATTGCATGTAGAACTTTTAAAAGATATCAACATATCTTCTTGTTAATATATGGCAAATTCACCCTTTTCATCTTTATCTCCTATAGTATTAAATGGTGGAAATTTAGCTGCTGCATATGAATCAACTTCTACTGTAGCTGGTAATAACAATAATTTAAAATATATTCAACAAATAGGTGATCAATTTTATCACATAGAAATTTGGTTGTATAATCAAATTGATGGATATCAACCACATCTTATACCTTTCTTATTTGTTGAAGCTATGGCCATAGAAGAGACATTAGTAAATTGGCCTACTAATGGCTGGATTATTTTAAAAAATAATTTAGAAATGTTTGAAAGAGGTTCTTTGAGTTTAAAAAGTGGTGTAAATGGTGAATCAGATACTCCTCAAATACCAGCACCTTATATTTTTAGAAATGATGGTCGTAATAGAATTAGTGTTAAAATATATCCTATAAACAATCCTACAAATATAGGAAATGATGCAACTCAATCAGAATTGCCAAAAAATTTATGGGAGATGTCTTATGATTTTGTTGTTTATGATATAGAAGATTTACCAACAGATAATGCTCAAAATAAATTACGTAAATTGTATTTTCAAGATGAAAGATTACAGATTTTAAAAGAAAGAAATATACAATGGTCTACTGCTCAGTATGGACCGAATCAAGGCAAAAAAAATACAACAGATAAAGAAAAAGCCATGAATGCTACTGAGGCTATAAAGTCTATAATAAAAGCCGCGGGTTCAAAAACTAGTGATCCTAATAATTCAGATTTAAAAATAGGTTATATAGAAGGCGAGTCTATTGATAAGCCTTCTATTCCTTTAGCAAGTTTTGGTGAATGGGATACTGGAATAGGCCCAGACGGTATCTCTTCTGATATTATCTATACCTCACCAGCTCGTTCCTGTGCTTTAGATGATTTAAATTATGCTTATCAAAATTGTATTAGTTCTGATGGAACTCCTTTGATTTTAGATTTTGGAAGAAGTAGTGAAGATAAAAAATTTCATTTATTGCCTCTTTCTTATTTTTTCCAAAATGCAGAAAAAAATCAAATTGAAAAATTAATATTGGAAGATGGTTTAGGTTCTGAATTGACACCTCCTTACATGCCTAGAGCTCCTGATATGCCTGGGACATATATACAAAATTTTACATCAGGCATAGCTTCACGTATTAAAAAATACAAATTTGCTCCTATGGTATCCTCTGATGATATGAGAATAACCAATAGACCATTGCATAATTTTGATTTTTCTAAATCTGAATTTAACATATATTACGAAGATAATACAGCTGCTAAAGTTGCAGAAAATATAGAAAATTTAGCAAAACAAGGTTTGTATGCTTATAATAATAAAGGTCAAATATTGATGAATGTTAATCAAACCAAACAAACTGGTTTAATGACTACACCTTATTTTGAACCTCAAGTATTTTTCCCAAAAAATAAACCAGCTTTAAAGATGATGAAAGAAGTTATATTTTTAAGTCAGTCTTTATATTTTCAATCTCCTGGATTGACTTTTAGAACACCTGGAAAATTTATATTTGTTGATAGAATAACCTCTAGTGAGAATAATCCTTTCGATGACAGATTTTTAGGTCAATGGCTTATAGTCAAGGTTATGCATGTGTTTACTCAAGACACTTATCTTAATGATGTAGTGGCAACTAAAGTAGATGCATTTAAGAAAATGTTCCCAGTTTTAGATTCAAAATTATAATATGAACAAAGAGCAACTTAAAATCAAGTTACAAGAAGCTCAAAGTAGGAATACTGTTTCTTCTAACAATGTTCATTATCCACCACCGATTCAAATGGCTAAAAATTTGGGTAGTAGCATTATTAATAACGTTATAAGTGTAGCTCAAGGAAATAGTTTAAGAGTGGAACAAGATGAAGCTCAAAAAAGATTAAACATTTGTAAAAAATGTGATTTCTTTAATCTTTTACAAGAAAGATGTGGTAAATGTGGATGTAATATGGCTGTTAAGACTTACTTGAGAGCGGAGAGATGTCCGGTAGGTAAGTGGTAACATAAATATCTACTAAATTTAAAGCTATCTTTTTGATTTCTTTTTTATAGACTCTCAGGTCTTTATAGTCTGAGGTGGGAATTATTTGGTCTGCTAAAGATTTAATAATTTTATTATTAGTAAGCTCAAAATTATTAGCAGGTTCTAAACCTTCCCTTTCTATATAAAAAAGAGTTCCTTTAATTTCATCTTTTAACCACCACACTTCATCCTTGGGATATTCTATGTATCTTATGTCTGTTATTATAGATATATTATTCTTTCTAAATGTTTTATCTGCGCTTAATTTCTCTATAAAATAGCGTCCTTTTGTGGTGTTTCTCATCAACCTGCCATATTCAACAAACATAGGCCTAAGCATGGTTTTCTCTTTATCTTTGTTGGTATAAACTGATAAATTTGTTTTATCAAATATTAATTTTTCTAAATCTTTTCTTATACAATCACCTGCTATAGAAAATCTTTTAGCTTCTAAATTATATCTTTCTTTAAAAGCTTCTACCAAAGCAATGCATAAAGAATCTTTGCCTGCTCTTGCATACCCAGACAAACCAATCGGAGGGTAAAATAAGCTATTTGCCATAAGTTTTTATATAATATATTAATTATGGCGACTAATCAATCAACTATTACAGATAAAAACGCTTTAAAGCAATTGGAAACAGCTAGCGGATTAAAACCATCTGGAGAGGGAATTGTTTTAGATACTTTTAAGGCTAATGGAGATGGTAATCAATATGCTGCAAGACTGGATATGTTGGTAAACGGCAAAAATTCTTTAGGTCATGTATGGGCAATTGATCAAGGCGATCCTTATCCTATCTCAGGAGGTCCGAGAGGGACCTATGTTAATTTTGTAAAATGGTGTAAAGAAAATCATTTATTAGAAACCTTACAGAAACAAACACCAGCTGGTCAAAAAGGTGAATTAGTTACTGGAGGTTTATTGGGTATAGATGCTTTATTAACATCTAATATGTTTCAAAATCCTATAACAGGACCACCACAAAATACCCACGGACTAATAGCAGGTCTTTTAAATGATATTCATCCTGGTATGGTTGATAGTATAGAAAATTTTTGTAACATCATTCGTACAAGATCTTATCTTTCTCTACCACCAGCAGCCTTTGGTGGATTACAAACATTTCTTTATAAAGTTCAAGGAGCTGTGCAAAATTTTATCCAGTCTTTGTATAACATATATCACGGCGCTCTTATCATGATGCAAAGATTTGCTAGATTGATAAACAGTCTTTTAAATAGTCTTAATCAATTCATTTATGATTTTATAACACAAAATCTTGGCATACCTTTAGATTTAATTTGTGCGGTATTAGGAGCTTTTCAAAGTTTATTAGATGATGTTGGATTTTTTTCTCAACTTTTCGGTGCTGGAGATTCGATGTTTAATACTTTAAATTCTATTCAAACAGTTGTTAACTATGCTGCTCAAGGACTTAATTATGCTTATAATCCAATTTCTTTAGCAGGATTAATACCAGGTGTTAATAACGTATTCTCAGCTTTAAATCAATTAGATAGTGATCCAGAGGCATTCTTAGGTCATTTGATTACTAATTTTGGATTTTCTAAAGGAGCTGGTATTAAAGCAATTCAAATAGCTAATGCTATTCTTTTGCATTATGGATTAGAAAGCCAATTAGGTCCGTTGGCTCCTATAGCTCTTTCTCAAGGCGTTGCTGGAAATAGTAGCCAATGGTATAGAACTGGGAATACAGGAACTAATGGTTTTGGTAATCTTGCTTATGGTAATGTTATACCAAATCCTGGATATATAGATCCAGATAATCCATTTAGTTTCTTGGATGTTAATTCTAATCCTTATTTTAATAAAGCTAAAACTAATTTGGCAGATTTTAAAACTAATGTAGAAGCTATACCAGGAGCTGTCGGGCCTGCAGTATCTGATATAACTGCTATACCAGGTAATATTGCAAATTCTGTAGGGAATTTTTTTAATCCAGGTGCAGCACCAGAACAAGTCGCTCCAGTGACTCCTACTCCGGTGGTAGCAAATCCTAATGCTTAATAAAGATGGAGCCAATTAAAGGTATACATTTAGGCTTAGTAGTTAGTAGTTCTCCTGATCCAGAGAGCAGAAATCGTATTCAGGTTTGGGTTCCTCATTTGTCTAACACACTTTATGAACCTTTAAATCAAAAATTAAAAAATGTAAGCTTCAAGAGTCCGGAAGATTTAAATAAAATAGACTTATCTATATTAGAGATATTACAAACAACATTGCCTTGGGCAGAATGCGGTGCTCCGTTGTTTGGAGGTTCTAGTGGTGCTTTTAATTCTGCTACAGGTCAAACTGCTGTCAATAGCGGATCAACCTTTCAAAGTAATGGTAATGCAGCTCCTTTTTTACCTACTACAACTCTTAATATGACTTCATCTGGTATGAAACCAGTAGAGTCTGGAAATGTAGGGGCCTCTCAACTTTATAGGGGTGTGTTAGGAATAGCTGGTGGATTTAATAGACAACCAAAAAATGGTTGGGCAAATGGTGTTTTTGGTCATTGGTGTGAAGCTGGTGCTTCTGCTGTTGCATCAGCTTTAATGGGAGGGGATACTTTAGGTAATAAAATTGATAGTCAATTAGGAGCAAATGCGTGGGATTCACGAGGATTATATTCAAATATTAAAATTGATAATCAACAAGTTTGGAATAAACCAGTTGAATTTTCTCGCACTGGAGCAAGTTCTGAAAATTTAAAACTAATTAATAACGCTACACCCGGTACTGTGCTATGTTTTCATCAACCAGGTATAGATCCAAAAACTGGAGAACCTTATGTGGGACATACTTTGACTTATGCTGGTAATGGATATTGGTCTAGTGACAACACTGCAGATAATCCAGAAGGATCTTTGAACAATCCGAGGTATGATTCCGTTGCAGTAGTTACACCGACAGATTATGGTAAATCTATAATAGCAAAAAATTGGCCTACATTAGCTCCTTATGATGGTAAGATGGCATCTGCTTTTCCGGTTGTAGATGATAAAGCAAATTCTGGTGCTAAAAATGTAGTATATACGGATAGATCAGCCGCAGTTGGGTGTGTACCTAGTAATGTGGGTTTGCCGGGATCTCCAGTGGGGACCTTTTCTATACCAAATGCTGGTACAAAGGTTTGGGTATTTTTTATGGGTGGTGATGTTCAAAGACCAGTTTACTTTGCTCAGTCACCAAATCCTGGAGATGTAAAAGCATTAGCAGGAAGCTAAAATGGAACCAGATTACGATATACATTTAGGTTTAGTAGTTAGTAGTTCTCCAGACCCAGAAGGTAGAAATAGATTGCAAGTTTGGATACCTTATTTGTCTAATACTCTTTATGAACCTTTAAATCGAAAATTAAAAAATGTAAAATTTAAAGGTGTAGAAGATTTAGATAAGTCTGTATTAGAGATATTACAAACGACATTGCCTTGGGCTGAATGTGCTGCTCCTGTATTTGGAGGTTCTAGTGGTACTTTTAATTCTGCTACTGGAAAAACTGCTGTTAATAGTGGTTCTACTTTTCAAAGCAACGGTAATGCAGTTCCTTCTTTACCTACAGCAACTCTTGACATGAATACTAATGCAGTTAAGCCAGATAATGCTAATAAATCATATCCTACAGCAAATGATCTTGGTATTTCTTCTGCTTGGAATAAAGAATCTGCTTATGACAAGCAAGGCAGACTTGCAACAAAAGGCAACACATTACAATTTATATCTGCTCAAGAGTTGCACAATATAAATTTAGCTGCGGCTCAAAGTGGTGGTCTTGCTGGTTTATCCGCTCCAACAGATTCTAGTTATTTTACACCAGGCACTACTACGACTGCTGAACAATGGGCAAATTATATGGATGCTATAGCATTACATGAAAACGTCGGTCTCGGAGGGGGCAAGGGAGGCGGTACATACTCTTCGGTAAATGGTTATATACCAGTTAATGTAACATATAACGAAGGTTATAAAAATAATGGACCGGTACATTGGTCTGAGGGTATATTTCAAATGACTGTAGGAGAAAATGGATTAACAAGTGATAACATTTATGATCCTAATGCCCAAGCTGCAGCATTTACACAAAGAGCTAGAGATTTTGCAGTGGTGGCAGGTGCTAAAAACGGTGGCTGGACTATTGGCAATAGTGGTATAGCAGCTTATGGTTGGAATAAAGCAGCAAATGATGTAGCAGTGGCTAACGGTAGTAATTCAAATGATTTATTGAATAAAACTTCTTTAACTCAGGCTGCATCATTAAATGGTGCTAAAAATGTAGTATATACAGATAGATCAGCTGCAGTTGGGTGTGTGCCTAGTAATGTAGGGTTGCCAGGATCTCCAGTGGGGACCTTTTCTATACCAAATGCTGGTTCTAAAGTTTGGGTATTTTTTAATGGAGGAGATGTTCAAAGACCCGTTTACTTTGCTCAGGTTCCCAATCCCGGAGATATATCCGCCCTTCACGGTTAATTATATTATATTATATGCCTACGCCTATAGATTATACAAAAAATAAACAATTCGAAGTACATCATTTATCCGGGAAATATAGTGGCATACAATTTGTAGATGATAAAGAAATAGATCCTAATGGATCTCAAACACCGAAAGACAGATCTTTTTCTTATTGGGGTAATGCTTGGAAAACTTTTATTAAATTGTTTCAAGGTAATATTTTTTATAATGCTGTAGGCAATCTTAGTTTAAATGCTGGAGAAGAGGTACATTTAACTGCTCACAATAAACAAGAAACAACTTCTGGTGGTAGTGCTTTTTATAATAAAGGAGAAACAGTTCGCAATCATGGTGAATTGACAGAAGAAGACAAAGCTAATATGGCCCAAATGCAAGAATATTTGGAACAAATTCATCAAAAATCTTTAGATGCCATAAAAAATACAAAAGGTGAAGAAGTAGTTTGTCCTAATTGTGCGCAACAACATTTAGCAGATGATAAAAGTGATAATTTTACAATTATTTTTGATAAATTAAGAGGACTTTTAGATAATTTTCCTTATCTACAAGGACCCTTTGCTGTATTACGAACAATAGTCATGAAGGTTTACGTACCTTTATTGGGAGTAAAAACTAATATTGGTTTAAATGAAGGTAAGGGATGTGGTCCAGGATGTGAAGCTGGTATAAAAGAAGGAATGTCTTTAAAAGTTCAAGCATCTGAAAAGGCAGTAAAAGAGGAAATGGACAAATTATCCGAAAAAATGAATGCTTTAACAGCTAGTATGAAACCGGTTTCGACTAGTGCTCAAATTCATGCTCATAATGAAATTCATTTTTATGGTAATCCGACAGCAAAACCTCCAGCGGTTAAACCTTATGTAGAATCCGGACCCCACCATTCCTTGCCTATGAATTTAAGGCCTGCTTCAACTCTTAAAAACAAATTAAGAGTCTCTACAGAAGGCAATTGTAAGGTAGTAATGTATCATCCTGCTCCTCAACCTCCATACGGAAATTTGATGATACAGGTTCAAAATAATTTAAAAATTACATCAGGTAATAATGGTACAGAAATATTATCTCTTGGAGAAATAGCTATCAAAGGCGGGTCTGTGCATATTAATGGATCTGAAGGAGAAGTATCGCTTACTTCTAAAAATCTTACAACTATTGGTGGAGGAAATGTTTTAATTGCAGCAGACAATAAAGGTGGTGATACTGGTGTTTGTATAGATTCTAAACACACTTACGTAAGGGGATCTTTTAATGTTAATGGAGACTCTGCTATGTTAGGTTCTTTAACTATAGATGGAGCTTTGTCAGTGCCTTATATTAATTGTCCTACTATGGCAGCACCTGTTACTTTAAATGGATCTTCTAAATTCTGTACCCATGGTGCAGCCTGGGAAGTAGAAGGCCTTGGATTAAAAAGTGAAAATTTCTCTCTAGATTTAGTTACAAAATATCTTTTTCAACCAACTCTGATAATGACTAAATCCGGTATAACAGATATAATCACAGAAGCATATAATTTAATATTATTAGCTCTTACTATAGAAATAATCCCTACTGGAATTTATTTAGGATTTTGCGCAAATGCTGCTGGTCCTGGTGTTAGCTGGGGGTGGATGTTTAATTTTACTCACGCTCATGGTCTTCCAGTTAGTGATCATACCCACGAAGCACCAGTGCCTAAGGGAAGTTATTACAAAACTTTAGCAGGAGCTGGAGCACAAAGAGTTGCTGGAAATCCTGCTCCAACACCAGCTCCGACTTCTGGATGCTGGCCTTCACCTCACCCAAGAGCATTAGGTGGTGGTTGCGGTGGCGGTGGATTGTATTCCAAAGTTCGCAACCAGAAATATGGAATTGATAGTGAAGATGCTTTAAATGGTGGAAACTTTGTTACTGCTACACCGGTAAGAAATCCAGATGGTTCATTAATTCCTACACCAGACTTAACTTATAGAGTCGTTAATGATAATGGCGCAGATGCCATTATTGATAAAAATACCGGCAAGGTTATTGGTAGAGTTCCTGTAGAAAACTGTGTTACCGACTAAACATCAAATATCAAAGGTTGTTGTTTAATAGAAAGCATAAAATTATTCATATCACCTCTTGATACAATGTCATTATCAAATTGTAATACGTTTAATTCTAAATTTAAACCTTTAGCAATATTATCCTTTTGATCGTAATAATATTTTAAATAAACATAGTCTTTATTAGCAGCTGTGGCTTGAACATAAAAGGTATTAATTTCTTTCATGTCGCATAATTTTACAAACCAATTTTGATTTATATAATTTGTTTTGATATAATTGATAAAACTATCAGCTTGTAATTTCACAGAATTCTGATAATCTTTATTTACAAAATCTACAACTTCTTGTGGCTTAAGGATATTAACATTTATTGCTCCGTTATTTGTTTGTGCTGTTACAGTATTTGCAACTTGCATACAATTGGGCGAAGCTTTAATAATAGGATTGCCATCAGAATCACAAATATATTCATTTATTATTTGACAACCCCCAGCTTCTACAACTTCTGTATAAGCATTAATTCTAGGTAAAAATTCATCATAAGCACTCTTTAATGCTTTACCTAAAGAATGTCTTTGATCGCCACTATTAGCAAATAAAGAAGGATCTAAAGGGTATTCTGGAATAACAACTTCTTCGTTTCTTACCCATCCATCCCAATTGTCGTCACCAGCAGCAGCGGCTACATCATTTATAAACTGCTTTGCATTAAAATTAAGACGATCTCCGGTTACACTCGGCCAACTTGTTGATAAACCCATATATTTAATTAGTCTAAAAAGTTATTTTGCTGTTGTTGAATAAAAAGATTTTTTAAAAATTCCATTATAGCATCTTTGTCTCTATGACTATTGAAATGCTGTATGACAACTCTTTCTCCATCTACGTTATATCCCATTATCATGAAGGTATCGAGATATTCGGTAATAATACCTTTTAAAACTGTTAAGTCTCTAATAGATACTTTGGTATCAAAATCCTTTTCTTTAGACCATTTATCTAAACCTTTTTCTAATTCAGCATTATTAATTGCTGCAAAAAGATTATTTTTAATTTCTTCTAAAGATTTGGGTTCTTTAGTTTTTAACGAGATAGAAGAAAGAGAAGGAACCATCTCTAAGGACAGTTCCTTCTTTTTTATCTTTTTGCCTTTTTTATCAGGCTCCTGCATAAGTCGAAGACTTATTAGTAATACCAAACTTATTCAGGTACTCAATAATGACCTCGATAGAACTAGTCTTGATCTTGAAACGTTCTGGAATAAACTGTCCTCCATCGTGCATTTCAAAGTACTCTTCACCCATATCATTATGATTGTTGTAACAAGTAATGAAGATAGATGCTACCTGCGGATCAACAATAACAGTCCAAGAACGAGGATCTTGAAAACCAAATTCGCTAAAAAGCTTATCGGCTACATATCCACTATCTCTCAGTCTCTTAATGAAGTAACTGCATGTTGTTATTTTATTCTTTGCCATATGTTTTATTTTTACT